CTAAACACTAAGGAGAAAATGTATGGCACTAGATTTTAATGCCCTAAAGGCAAAGCTTAACACATTCACAAAGCAAACTGACCGCAGTGAAGCTCTGTGGAAGCCCACCGAAGGTAAGACAACCATCCGTATTGTCCCGTGGGTAAAGAACCGTGAGAATCCCTTTATTGAGCTCTATTTCCACTATATCGGAAATAAGACCTACATCTCACCTCTTTCATTTGGTCGCCGCGACCCTATCGCGGAATTCGCAGACAAGTTAGTTGAAGATGCACGCCGTGAAGGGCGTGAGGCGGAGAAGGCTGCGTGGAAGCAGGCCAACACTTTCCGTCCGAAGCTTCGTACCTATGTTCCTGTCATCGTTCGTGGTGAAGAGGACAAGGGTGTTCGCTTCTTCTCATTCGGTAAGACGGTCTATCAGGACCTTCTTTCTTACATCGCTGACCCTGACTACGGTGATATTACTGACCCGAAGGCTGGCCGTGATGTTGTGGTCGAGTACATTCCACAAGAGAAGTCCGACACCAACTTTGCTAAGACCTCAGTAAAGGTCAAGCCAAATCAGACACCTGTGGTTAGTGACGCAGACCTTGCGAAGAAGCTTCTTACTGAACAGCCCGACATCTTCGCACTGTACAAGGAACCTTCCTACGAGGAACTCCGTGTTGTTCTTGAAAAGTATCTTGACCCAGACGGTACCACTCCGACGCCTGCTCCTTCACGGGGTAATTCGGAAGTCAAGAGTGTCACGGCTGAAGTTCTTGATGTCAAGACAGAAATCTCGGAGTCCGCTCAGGTTAAGAACGCTCTCGACGAGTTTGATAAGCTCTTTGACAATTAATCGGTAATCAACTATGAGTACCGAAAAGAAATCAAAGAAGCCGATTCCAGCGGCCGATCGTGATGAACTTGCACAAGTCATCGCAGATTCACTAAACAAGTTAAATAAAGACTCAGACCAAGTAGCGTATTTCCTTGATGGTAAGGAAGATACTCCAACGGATTTCTCAGACTTCATTTCAACAGGTGCAACGATGTTGGATATTGCTATTAGCAATCGTCCGCATGGTGGTATCGCAGTGGGTCGTATCACCGAACTCACTGGTCTTGAAGGGTCTGGTAAGTCATTGGTTGGAGCACAGCTCATCGCTAATACACAGAAGCGCGGTGGTGTTGCCGTATTGATTGACACCGAAACCGCGGTCAATCCTGAGTTCTTCAAGGCAGTGGGTATTGATATGAACAAATTGGTATATGTTCATCTCTCTACTGTTGAAGATATCTTCGACGCTATTACGAATATCATTGAAAAGGTTCGTACTGGTAAGGACAAGGATAAGTTAGTCACTATTATCGTTGACTCCGTTGCCGCCGCTTCGACGAAGAAGGAAATGGAAGCAGACTTCGGTAAGGATGGATACGCTACTGACAAGGCAATCATTATCAGTAAGGCAATGCGTAAGATTACTGGCCTTCTTGGTCGTGAACGAATCGCACTGGTCTTTACGAACCAGCTTCGTCAAAAGATGAACGCGCCGGCGTTCTCTGACCCGTGGACAACTTCGGGTGGTAAGGCAATCGCGTTCCATGCATCAACTCGTATTCGTTTGTCTCTCATCGGTAAGATTCAAGATGGGAATAAGAACGTGGTTGGTGTAAACGTGAAGGCGGTAGTAGTAAAGAATCGTCTTGGCCCACCGCATCGTGTGGCAGAATTCGACATTTACTTCGACCGTGGTATTGATGACTACGGTAGTTGGTTGGATGTCTTGAAGGATAACGGATTGGTCAAGCAATCAGGTGCATGGTACAGTATGGTTGACGAAACTACTGGTGAAGAAATCAAGTTCCAGTCGAAGGATTTTCCAAAGTTCTTGGATTCGAACGTCACTCGTAAGGAAGCAGTCTATACACAAATCTGTGACTCGCTTATCATGAAGTATCGTAGTGAGTATAACCCAGATGAGACAACGTTGGATACTGGTGAAGAAGATAAGAAAGAACTTTTACTGGATGAATAATATGCTAGAAGAATTTATTTCAGTGGCATTAGAAGCATTTACTAATGCAAATGGAGATGTGGACAAGTTTGAGCTGCAACTTCGTAGAAAGTTGATGGTGTATAATACTGGTGCCGCATCTGCGGCATCGGTTACACCAAATACAGTTTCAAATTCTGTAGTTACTCCGAAGTTTGAAAACGTAGTAAGTGCGCTAGATGTAAATGACCCTATTTTTAAAGAATTGGAAAATATTGATGTCAATAGTTTGAGTGATGATGATATTTTAGCATTAGCACAAAAAATAGGATTAATGGTAACACCAGAAGAAAATGAGTGATTTACAAAAGATTTTTCAAGAAATGAAGTTTGACGCCAATGTTGAGGACACGAAGTATAATAGTCGTGTCCTCTTCATTGACGCACTCAACACGTTCCTACGTAGTTATGCGGCTATACCTACGTTGGACGATAACGGACATCATATCGGTGGGATGTCTGGATTCTTAAAAAGTGTTGGGTCTGTTGTTCGTGATTTTAAACCGTCCAGAGTCGTAATTGTATTCGACGGAAAGGGTGGGTCACAACGTAGACGAAAAATCTATTCTGATTATAAATCGAATAGAAAACCACCAACTCGGTTGAATCGGCAGTATGATATGACAACCGAAGAACAAGAAACAGAAAATATGAAATGGCAGCTGGTGACACTTATTGAAATGTTAGAGTGTCTCCCAATTACTATTTTCACGATGGATAATATCGAAGCAGACGATGTGATTGCATATGCATCGGAGCTTATTACGGCACAAGGTGGGGAGTCAATTATCTACTCTACAGATAAAGATTTCTTACAAATGGTGACGGAAACAACAAAAGTCTACAATCCAGTCAAGAAGAAAGCATATGATGTACAAACCGTGATTGATACCTACGGTGTGCATCCTGATAACTTTGTATACTATCGTGCATTACTTGGTGATAAGAGTGATAATATTGATGGTATTCGTGGTGCTGGTGAAAAAACACTACTAAAGTTATTTCCAGAGTTGGTAAATAATAGTAATACGATTGATTATGATTTCATCGAACAAAAGTTTATTGATGTAAAGAAGAAACCGAAATTAATCGAAAATATTTTAGATAATAAAGATATTGTAGAACGGAATATGCAACTCATGCAATTACGGGATGTGAATATTTCGGCAGATGCAAAGATGAAGATTGTGCACAAGTTAGACACTATTAAAACAGATTTACGTAAAATGGACTTGACAAAGTTGATGATACGTAGTAAAGTTATATCTAACTTCCCAACTTACGATATGTGGTTACAATCCACATTTGCGACACTAACGAGGTTTACGAATGGTTCCGATAGTATCAGCACCACAAAACTATGATACGAATGTAGATAATCTATCGAAGTATGGTATTGAATTTCAAACAAAGGTATTATCATCTATTATCTCCGCTCCAGATTTCTTGGAGCAATCTTTTGATATTATCAATCCATACTTCTTTGATAGTGATTCTGGTAAATGGATTGCGAAGAAAGCTCTATCCTTTTATAACGAATATCGCACATTACCAACTTTAGAATATTTCAAGATTGAATTATCCCAAGAAGCCGACGATTCACTTCGTGCGGGAACTATTGAACTGCTCCGAAAGGTGGTCACGAAGGTTACTGATAGTGATGCACAATATGTTCGTGATAAGTTTCTTGACTTTGCTCGTAATCAATCACTAAAGTCTGCAATCATCAAGTCAGTTGACTTACTGCAGAATGGTGATTATGATAAGATTAAGACGGTTGTTGACCACGCACTCCGTAGTGGGCAACCAAAGGATATTGGACTCAACTGGTCGGAAGATGTCGAAGCACGATTGTTACGAGTGGCACGTGATACGGTTGCTACTGGTTGGGATGTTATTGATGCGATTACTGGTGGTGGGTTGGGTGGTGGTGAACTTGGTGTCATCGCAGCTCCGTCTGGTATTGGTAAGAGTTGGGCATTATCTACCATTGGTGCAAACGCATTGAAGAAGGGTAAACGAGTGGTGCATTATACACTTGAACTCAATGAGAATTATGTTGGTATTCGATATGATACTATCTTTACTGGAATTGAACCAGGAAAAATTCCTGACAATGTAGAAATTGTAAAAGATGTAGTATCGAAGATTACGGGTCAACTAATTATTAAATACTACCCAGCTAGAAGTGCAACTTGTAATTCACTGATAGCACATGCTCAGCAATTGACCGCGTTGGGATATAAACCTGATATTATGTTGGTTGATTACGCAGACTTATTAAGATCAGCAGAACGCGTAGACGCACGCTATCAAGAATTGGGTGCAATCTACGAGGAACTTCGTGGTATCGCTGGTGAACTTAATATCCCGTGTTGGACTGCATCACAAACGCAGAGAAGTTCAATTCAAGATGATGTCATTCAGGCAGATAAGATTTCTGAGAGTTATAATAAGATTATGACTGCTGATTTGGTCGTCTCATTAAGTAGAAAACTAGAAGATAAAGTCAATAAGACAGGCCGTGCCCATATTATTAAAAATAGATTTGGTGCAGACGGACAAACTTTCCCTGTCGTGATGGATACAAGTATCGGTCAGATACAGATTTACGATGAGAAATCATCAAAAGGTATTTTGTTAAAGAAGCAGATGGAAAGTCAAGTTGCAGACGAAAAGAATACACTCCGAAAGAAATTAGCAGAGATGAGTGGATTGGAAAGTCTTGATGATTAACTAACATATAATTTTTTCCTAAACAAACACCCTATTTATTTTACCACAACCCCTAACATCTAGAGTAGAGATTGGAGTAACCAAATGCAGATTGAAGCGAAGATTTTAAGTGATATTACCGTATTTATGAAGTATGCAAAATTTAATCCTACATTAAATCGCAGAGAAAATTGGAAAGAATTGGTTGATAGAAATAAACAAATGCATTTGGAAAAATTCCCAAAGTTAAAGAAGGAGATTGAACATGCGTACCAATATGTCTACGATAAGAAAATACTTCCTTCCATGCGCAGTTTGCAGTTTGCTGGGAAACCTATTGCCATTAACAACGCTCGTTTGTATAATTGCTGTTTTTTACCTGCTGACCACGTGGACGCATTCTCAGAAATCATGTTCCTGTTGTTGTCAGGAACAGGGGTCGGATACTCCGTTCAAAGGCATCATGTAGAAAATCTTCCTGAAATAAATAAGCCAACAAAGAATCGTCGTTACTTGGTCGGTGATAGTATTGAAGGGTGGGCAGATGCGGTCAAGGTATTGATGACTGCGTATATGAAGGGTAAGGCAATGCCAATCTACGATTTCACAGATATTCGTCCAAAGGGTGCAATGTTACTAACGAGTGGCGGTAAGGCACCTGGTCCAGAGCCACTTAAGGATTGTTTACATAATGTTCAAAAGGTTCTTGACCGTAAGCAAAATGGTGAACAACTCACCACGCTTGAAGTCCACGATATTCTATGCTATATTGCTGATGCTGTTCTTGCTGGTGGAATTCGTCGTTCCGCTATGATTAGTTTATTCGACATTGACGATGATGATATGTTGACTTGTAAGTTTGGCAACTGGTGGGAAACCAACCCACAACGCGGTCGTGCAAACAACAGTGCTGTCATCGTTCGTTCAAAGGTCGAAGCAGAGACCTTCTTTGAATTATGGAAGAAGATTGAAGCATCGGGTTCTGGTGAACCTGGCTTCTTCTTCACCAACGATAAAGATTGGGGCATGAATCCTTGTGCAGAAATTAGTCTCCGTCCGTTCCAGTTCTGTAACCTCACCACCATCCACGCGGGTGATGTTGAGTCCCAAGAAGATTTGAATGCACGTGCTAAGGCAGCAGCTTTCATAGGAACACTACAAGCATCGTACACAGATTTTCACTATTTGAGGGACATATGGAAGAGAACAACAGAAAAGGAAGCACTGATAGGAGTGTCGATGACTGGAATCGCATCGGGTGGAGTGTTAAAACTCAACATGAAAGAGGCTGCAAATTTGGTGAAGGAAGAAAATGCACGTGTATCGTCTATAATTGGTACGATGCCAGCGGCCCGCTGCACGACCGTGAAGCCAGAGGGCACATCGTCTCTCGTTTTGGGTACGAGTAGTGGTATTCACGCTTGGCATAATAAGCACTATATTCGTCGTATCCGTGTTGGTAAGAACGAAAGTATCTACGCATATTTAAAGGCAAATCATCCAGAACTGGTCACCGACGAATACTTTAAGCCAAATATCCAAGCAGTTATCGAAGTGCCACAAAAGGCACCAGCAGATGCAATTACTCGTCAAGAAAGTGCATTAGACCTTCTTCATCGTACCAGTAAGGTGTGGAAGGAATGGGTCAAGACAGGTCACAGAAAGGGTGCAAACAAGAATAACGTATCCGTCACGGTGTCTATTAAGGACGGAGAATGGAGGGAAGTTGGTGAATGGATGTGGGAAAACCGTGACAACTTCACAGCACTATCTGTTCTTCCATACTCAGACCACACCTACATCCAAGCACCATTCGAAGATATTGACGAAGAAACCTACAACGAATTAGTTGGTCACTTACATGAAATCAATCTTGATGATGTGGTCGAAGTGGAAGATGTAACAAATCTACAAGGTGAAGCAGCATGTTCCGCTGGTGGATGCGAAGTATCATAATATGAAAGATTTACTCACCATAGTAATTCCATGCAAAAATGAGCAAGATTATATTGGACACTTATTGGATTCTTTATCACAACAAGTTGGTATCGGAAATGTTCGTATCATTATCGCAGATGCCGATAGTACCGATAATACTATCTCTACTATAAAGCTATACGATGATGCACTTAAAATCCAAATTATTCAAGGCGGTTCAGTATCCGTTGGAAGAAATAATGGTGCGAAGTTAGTGACTACCCCATATATTTTGTTCTTGGATGCCGATGTGAGATTGTTTCACCCATTTACCATTTATGATGCAGTAAATAAAATGAGAGTGTATGACTTAGATTTAATGACGGCAAATATAAAGAATTATGGTGAACACCTTCGTGCATCATTTTTCTTCTGGTGTTTTAATCTTATCAACAAAATTATGACCAAGAAAACTCCGTTTGCTATCGGAGCATTCTTCTTGACCAAAAAAGATAAATTTGATGAACTTGGCGGGTTTCCAAACAAGTATGAAACATCAGAAGATTATATTTTGAGTAAGCAGTATGACCCAAATAAGTTCATGATTATTGACCATTACTTCGGTCAAGACGAACGACGATTTACCAAGTTAGGATATACAGGTATGATTTGGTATATGGTTGTTAATTTCTTCAATAGAAACAACCTTATGCACTTCGAGAAGGCAAAAGTGAATTATTGGGATTAATATGAAGCACTACAAAGCGATTATTGTATCAGATGTTCATTTAGGAACAGAAGATTGTAAAGCAGTTGAGTTTTTAGAGTTTCTCAATAACCATCATACCGATATCTTGATTATTAATGGTGATTTCGTGGATGGATGGGCATTGTCCCGTGGTGTTCGTTGGAGAGCAAAGCACACCAAGGTCATATCTAAAGTATTAGATATTTCCAGAAAGATACCTGTGGTTTGGATTCGTGGTAATCACGATGAGTTCTTACACGAATTCATGCACATGCATCTTGGCAAGTTGCAAGTTGAGGAAAATTATATCCTTGACTTAGGAGAAGGAAAGCGTTATTTTATATTCCACGGAGATGTATTAGACGTATTCGTCGCCAAGTGGAAATGGATTGCTAAGATTGGAGCAAGTGGGTATGAATTAGCGCTCCGACTCAATACGTGGTATAATAAATGGAGAGCATGGAGAGGATTGCCATATTACTCTATCTCCAAAGATATTAAACAGGGTGTAAAGGCGGCGGTCAATTATATCACCGACTTCGAAGTAGGTGCAACAAAGTTAGCACAACAAAATAATTGCTCTGGTGTGATTTGTGGGCACATCCACAAACCAGAGGATAGACAAATCGCTGGGGTTCATTATCTGAATTCTGGTGATTGGGTAGAAAACTTAACAGCAATATTGATTGATTACGATAACACGATTACAGTAAAGGAATTTCATAATGTTAAAAAGCGTTAACACACTCGACGAACTTAAAGAAGCGGTCACCACTAATAATATCGCAGTTGTAGATTTATATGCAACGTGGTGTAAGCCGTGCCAAGAAATGCTTCCAGTTATTGAGGAACTTTCTAATACAAACGATATTCCATTCTATAAGGTGGATATTGATGAAGTTTCAGATGCAAAGACATTCACGGGAGCAAAGGCTGTTCCAATGCTATATATCTATAAAGAAGGACGTATTCGTGAATTTGCATTTGGTGTGAACGACAAATCCAAGATTGAAATGAAACTTAAAAGGGTTATGAGGGCATAATGAAGGTCAAGAAATTATCAGAGAATGCAATCTTACCAACCAAGGCACACGCTGGGGACTTGGGATATGATTTATATGCCCAAGCACCGATGGCTATATTTCCTGGGGAAGTAAAATTAGTTTCTACTGGAATATCCGTTCAATTTCCAGAAGGTTATGGTGCGTTACTTCGTGACCGTTCTTCGGTGGCTACAAAACAATACTTATTTGTAGTGGCTGGTGTAATTGATAACGGATATACTGGTGAAATCAAAATCGCTTTATATAATGGTGGTGGGGATGTCGCAAAAATCCAAGAAGGTACAAAGATAGCACAGATGATTTTAGTCCCAACAGTTAATTTTGAAATTGAAGAAGTCACAGAAACTACATCGGCAGATGGAAGGGGGAGAAATGGATTCGGCTCAACAGGCAACTGATTTTAACATTACCTTTACCAAAGCAGCACTTGGGGAAATGAAGAAGTTCGCAGAAGCAGAAAATGCAAACTACTTCCGTGTATCTGTATTACCAGGTGGATGTTCTGGTTTCAAATACGATTTCAATTTAATAGACAATCCAGAAGAAGATGATGTAGTAATTGAACAAGAAAATGGAGTAAAGGTAGTTATAGACCCATTCTCTACATCATATCTCAACGGAACATTAGTACATTATGTGATGTCCATGCAGGCATCGGGATTCACATTCCAGAACCCGAACTCAACAGCAAAATGTGGTTGCGGAAGTAGTTTCGCAGCGTAAGGAGGTTTTATGACAAAGAAGGTTGTAAACTGGCTATTTCAAGTACCCGTAGGAATTTATGACTTATCATATCTTGTAACAGAAAATATCAATAAAACGTTACAAGGTATCGGGTACACTGAAAATGATTTGGTTGATGGTATTCGGGGTAATCAAGACCCAAGTAAACTACCAGAACTCAAATATTTGTATGATGAGTTTCAAAAGTACGTAGACGATTATTCAGCAGAAATAGGTATTCAAACAAGTTATATTTACGAAAGCTGGATGAATATTTTAACTATGAATGGTTCTGTTGGTGTACATCGTCACTATGAAAGTGTAATCAGCGCAGCATATTACCCATACGTTGATGAAGGAAGTGCACCAATCGTATTCGTTAGTGCAACAGAAGGATACAGGATGTTGGATGTACAACACACAGCACCTAACGCTCCTGGAAAATATACGTCAAATGTAGAAAGGGTAGAAGCAAAGACAGGTCAACTCGTGTTATTCCCAGGGTGGTTACAACATTATGTCCCACCCAATAAAACTAATATGAGAATCACTTTAAGTTTCAACACCAAATACTAATATATGAACCTTTTGATTACGTATGGCTCGTAAAAAACAAGAGAAACGAGTAATAGGTAACAAAATTGAGAAAACGGTTTCGACAATACTAACGAGATTAAATCTTCCATTTGAAGAGCAAGTCTCGGTAGACAAATATACCGTTGACTTTTTGGTAAATAGGAAGTATATTGTTGAATGTTATGGTGACTTCTGGCACTGTAATCCACAGCAATATACTTCTTCGTATTTTAATCGTGGTAAAAAGAAAACTGCGGAAGAAATATGGCAACGAGATACAGAACGAAAAAAGAAATTTGAAGAAATGGGATATAAGTTTCTGTGTTTGTGGGAAAATGATATACGAAACAATCCCAAGATTATTCAGTCAAAAATAAAGAAACACATAAAATTAGATGAGGGGTTATGAGAATTTTGTTATTTGGATTACCTGGTTCTGGAAAGACTACATTAGCAGAAAAATTAGTAAAGCTTCTCCCCAACGCAGGACATTTAAACGCCGATGCCATCCGTAAGGCATTCGAGGATTGGGATTTTAGCCCAGCGGGTCGAGCACGTCAAGCATTACGTATGCGGACGATGGCTGATAACTTATTAGAAGATCGTGTAGATTATGTGGTCGCAGATTTCGTGGCTCCAACTCGTGAGTTACGTGCAATCTACGAACCACATTTTTGTGTATGGATGGACACGATTACCGAAGGACGCTTTGAAGATACGAACAAGGCGTGGCAAGTCCCACAAGCGGACGAATACAATATTCGTATCACTGAATTCAACTCAGATATAGAGGCAGAAAAACTATGCAATTTAATTCTAAAGCACCCACGGGGTTGATGATTGGACGCTTTCAGCCGTGGCACAAGGGACATCGTACTCTTTTCGAGAAGATTCTTGGAAAGGAAGGTCAAGTTTGTATTGTGGTGCGTGACACGCAGGGAACAAGTGATAAAGACCCTTTTGATGCCGAAGCTGTGGTCACTAACATCCATCACGACTTGGAAGCAGATTATCACGGGAAGTATACGATACACGTGTTACCAAACATCACAGGTGTATATTATGGGCGTGATGTGGGTTACAAGGTCGAACAACTCAAACTGGATGATGAAATCGAAGCTATTAGCGCCACAAAGATTCGTAAGGAAATGGGGGTGTAATGGTCCATGTAAAACGCCATATTGCGAAGGCAATATCCTACCGAATACTCGGAACACTCCAGACAATAACAATCGGGTATATATTCACAGGTAATATAGTTATTTCCTCTACTATTGGCGTCACCGAATTGTGTGTGAAACCAATAATATATTTTTTTCATGAACGCGTGTGGTACAAGCACATTAAGTTTGGAGTTGACAAACACGAGGACTAAGGTTATATTTCTATGAGATTGATGTGGGTATTTATATTCCAAGTATTATTCAATATTTTTAAGGTATTGGAAATACGATTTACTTTACAACACAACGTGCGTAAGTTGTTAGTAAACTCCGTATGGATAAACTTGATGGCACTTGGGTCAACCTTTTTTTCAGTTGACGAGTTGTTGAAAGGAAACTTCTGGGTGATTATATTCTATATCTCTGGAAGTGTGGCTGGTAAATACATCGGCATGAACTTGGAAATAACACCAAAGAAGAAAAACAAAAGAGGTTTTCGTGTATCAGAATATTTTTATTGAAGATGGTGAAGGTCGTGGTATAGTGCATCTTTGGGATGACCAGAACGGCTATACCACGTTGCCGTTTTCGCAGTTTGATTACGCATATAAAGCTGACCGCAACGGGTCAAAATTAAGTATGACAGGTGTTCGGGTCAGCAAGACCAAGATGTATAAGTGGGATGACCCTACCCTATTCGAAAGTGATGTTCCTCGTGAGACTCGTGTGTTGACCGATTTGTATTTAAACGAGGATAATCCATCTACGGGACACAAAGTAATTTTCTTCGACATTGAGGTGTCGATGGAAAATGGCATCCCGAATATTGAAAACCCCAACAACGAAGTTACCGCTATTACTCTCTACGATAATATCACGAAAGAGTATAATGTCCTTGTGCTCGATAAATCGGGTACACGGAGTGATTTCAGTCACAACGATATTCACACCTTCTTCTTTAAAGATGAAGTAGACCTCCTCTACAAGTTTATTGATGTGTATGAAGCTATCGGTCCCACGATTATCACGGGATGGAATAGTGATTACTTCGATGTGCCTTATCTCTATAACCGACTCAAACAGCAGTGTGGGAACGGAATTGCCAATCGGTTGTCTCCTATCGGGAAAATGAAGTATTCCAAGTTCCGTAAGAAGTGGTTGATTGCGGGTGTCTGTTCACTTGATTATCTTGACCTCTATAAGAAGTTTACCTACGGACAACAGCAGAACTATCGTCTTGATACGATTGGTCGCATCGAAGTTGGAATGGGTAAGGTAGAATATGATGGGTCATTGGACGAACTATTCCGTAATGACTTGGAAAAGTTTATTGATTACAACGTACAAGACGTGCGTATTATCGTAGAAATCGACAAGAAGATGAAGTTGATTGAGTTGGTTCGTGGTATATGCCATGTCGGGCACGTACAATACGAAGATTATTGTTATAGTTCGAAGTTCTTGGAAGGTACGATTATTACATACCTCCACCGAAAGGGATTGGTAGTCAGCAATAAACCAGCAGATGGCCGTGAACTGATGAACGAACGTGTCGAAAACGATGATGAAGGGTTTGCGGGAGCATATGTGAAACCTCCTGTTCCTGGATTGTATGATTGGGTCTATTCCCTCGACTTGCAATCTCTATATCCGTCGATTATTATGTCCCTTAACATTTCACCAGAAACTAAGCGTGGGTTCGTCACGAATTGGGATGTGGAAAAGCATCGTAGGGGTGAGATTGATACGTATATCATTCGTGAGAAGGACAGTGATACTGTGATCAAACTTCCACGAGAAAACTTCATGCAGTTTATGGAGAAAGCTAATCTCTACATCAGTTCGAATGGGGTAATGTATGATAGTAGTAAGATGGGGATTATTCCAGAGGTTCTCGACAAGTGGTTTGCAGAACGTGTTGAATTCAAGAACTTGATGAAGAAGTACAAGAACGAGGGAAATATGGAGTTGGCAGAGTTCTATGATAGACGCCAGCATATCCAAAAGATTTTCCTTAACTCTCTGTATGGTGTGTTGGGACTACCCATCTTTCGTTTCTTTGATATTGATAACGCCCTTGCGGTCACGGCAACTGGTCAAGATGTGATTAAGAATAGTGCAGACTTTGCAAACAAGTTGTATACCGATAAGTTAAAAGACGAGAATGATTATTGTATCTATATTGATACCGACTCGTTGTATTTCTCATCGAAGGCATTACTTCCAGAGAACGCAGAACCCAAGGAATTTACGATTAAACTGGCTCGTGCGGTCGAAAAGAAATTGAACGATTACTATGATGTGATGGTAAAGGAATTGTTCTTCTGTGATAAGCACCGACTTTATATCAAGGGTGAGTCGGTTGCAAGTAAGGGATTATGGATTGCTAAGAAGCGATACGCAATGAATGCGGTATATGATTTGGAGTCTAACATCGATATTGACAATAAGATTAAGATTAAGGGTCTTGACGTTGTTCGGTCAACCTTCCCACCGGCGTTCCGTGCATTTATGAATGGGGTGTTAAAGGATGTCTTGGGTGGTATTAGTAAAGTTGATATGGATAAGAAGGTGTTAGAGTTCCGTGAGAAGTTAAATGACGAACCTTACATTAATGTCGCACGGAACACCTCGGTCAAGAACATCAGTGAATACGAGAAGGGAACGGGGAAGCAACTGAATGAGTTTAAGAAGGGTACCCCTGCGCACGTCAAGGCGTGTATTAGCTATAATAAACTTCTCCATCACTTCAAGATACAGAACAAATACGAGAAAATTAGTGACGGTGAAAAAATTAAGTATGTATATCTCACGAATAATCCTTGGAACCTTGAAACTATCGCGGTGAAGGGTTATAATGATCCAAAGGAAATCACGGATATTGCAGAGCAGTATATTGATTACGAAGCCTTGTTCGTCAACGAGTTAAAGAAGAAGTTGGAAGATTTTTATAGTGCAATGAATTGGGGATTACTCCCAACCGATGTCAACCAAAAAGCAGATGAGTTCTTCTCATTTTAAGAGGTTATTATGGAAAAAGACAAGAACATAACAGTATATAGAACATTCGATAACAAACCACTTCCTGGATGGCAGTTCCACGCAGCACCACCAAAGCGTGCATGGATGGACGAATATATCCACATGTATCGTTGTCTCCCTATGACGATAGCAAATCAAAACGGATGGGTTATTGAGTGTCCGTGTGATATACAAGCAGTGTGGTTTGGTAGTCAAGATAGACGTAGTATGCATTTTTGGGTTGATCCTGAATATAATAGCGTTATGAATTCTGAAAATCATTGGGTTAAATGTCACTTTGTTGGTGGTGTGATTACATTTGAATTTGATTTTATTATCAGAACCCCTCCTGGTGTAAATTTACTTGTTCGGGGTGCTCCAAACTTCTTTGTTAATGGGGCAGTACCACTCGAAGGTGTTGTAGAAACAGATTGGTTAAACTACTCATTCACTATGAATTGGAGAGTTACCGAACCTAATAAGATTATCTACTTTAAAAAGGGTGACCCAATTTGTTTCCTACAACCGATTCCACATAACTATGCAGAAAAGTTTGATTTTAACATTGACTTCTTGAATAATAATCCAGAGTTAGCAGAAAAGTTTCACGCATACCATGCATCACGTGCTAATTTCTCTGAAAGTAAAAAGGCTGGCAAGCATAATGAAGATTGGCAACGACATTATTTCAATGGTACTGACGTAAAAAGTGGTATAAAAATGGGAACTGATTCGCACGCTATTAAACTTAATATTAAAGAACCCGCCAGCCAAAACTTGATTGCAGAAGAACAATTTACAAAACCTACACACACAGATGTTGTTCCTAACTTGAAAGTTGTTAAATAGTATTATTTTAAATTACATATATTTTTAATTAATATCTTATAATAGATACACTTGACAAAATGGGGGATGTGTGATATATTTCATACATCCCTTATTCTTTGGAGGTAGTATGGATGCTATTGGTATCTGGTTGAGCAGAGGGAACGCTGGATGGGTATCTGCCGCCATCGGGTTCGCTATCATGATTTACTTGGTTTGGAAGAGGGTCTAATATGCTATTCAAGGTCGGTGTCGTTCTCGTATGTGGGTTTGCCATCTTCGTGTTGATTAGCGCAATGTATGCCCATATTAGTTATTACCTTATCAAGAAAGACGAGGAGCGTGATATCTCATGAAGATTATCAAGTCAAGTGATTGGTTGATTTCCGAAAACAAGAATGGTGGTGAGAAGTTCTGGCGGTTGCATATCGTCAAGGATGGAACCGACTACTATACCCAGACCGAATGGTATCAGATTACCAAGACAGGTCGTACGTCGAAGCAGCAGATGTCGGAACCCTACTACGCCGAACCGACAAATGTTGGTCGGTCAAACGAACGTAACTCACAAGAGCAGGCAGACTTCGAGTTTGACGCCGTAATCAAGAAGCAACGGGACAAGGGATTCCGTGCAAAGGGTGAACGGAAGAATGTTCGTCCGATGCCAATGCTCGCTCATAAGTTTACTGACCATAAGGGGAAGATGGAGTTTCCTGTCTACGTCCAGCCCAAGCTCAACGGCATGCGTATGTTGTTTGATGGTGAAAACGGGTGGAGTCGTGGAAACAAGGAAGTTATTCCCGAGGTTATTCAACACTTGAAGTTTGATACGGGTGGATATATTCTTGATGGTGAGCTAATGCTTCCTAATAATGTTCTACTCCAAGAGAGTATGACGGCAATCAAGAAGTATCGTCCAGAGTTGTCTCCCAAGTTGCTGTATCACGTATATGATGTGGTGTTGCCTGAGCAGCACTATGATAATCGTATGGAAATCTTGGATACAATCTTTATGGATGCACCGAAGAACGTGGTCAGGGTCAAGACCGTCAAGGTTGAGGACGAGTCGCAGGTATCCCACCTTCACCAGTTGTTTGTGCAGGATGGATATGAGGGAACGATGGTTCGTGACCCGTTGGCAAACTATGAAATCAATAAGCGTTCCTATTCACTACTTAAACTAAAGGACTTTACAGATGCAGAGTATCGTATTGTTGATGTTATTGACGGGGATGGGAGTGATAGAGGTTTGGCAATCTTCATTCTGGAAGCCGAACGTGGTATGCTTTTCAATTGCCGTCCAGAGGGTTCGCAGGAAAATCGTGCAGAGTTATTCAAGAATCGTCGTTCGCTTATTGGCAAGTATTTAACGGTTCGGTATTTTGAGTTGAGTAAGGATGGTATTCCTATTTTTCCAGTTGGTGTCTCTATTCGTGAATGGGGGGAGTTCTAATGCCAAACATTATGGTTCCGTTGGATTGGGAAACGGTGGATAACATCGTTGTGATGCAGGTCAAGGAAATGAAGGACAGTCTGGAAGGATATCTTATCCAAGTCCAGAATAACAAGAAGGGGACTGTCTTTGATTTGGATTATAAGAAGGATATGAAGCAAATCAAGGAACATATCAAAGCGTGTGAGTTGATTTACGCATACTTTGGTGGAAACAACAAGTAGTAGTCGGCAGCGCAGTTGGTCGGGACAACGCTAATAAGAAGGGCTCGCTACTCGTTACAATTCTTATTAGGCTACGCCAAGGAATAGGAGTTCGAATCTCCCGTTGCCACTTATGAGGTGAATATGGCATTAGAAGGATACTTTGTAGAACCGATTAGTTTTTCCGAGACCGTCCGCAACTTCTTACACCGATGGCATTACGCAGATTATCATAATGTCCAACATAAAGAAGTGTTTGGATTGTTTCGTGAAGGTACATTCCTACCAGAATTGGTGGGTGTTTGTGTTTATACCCGTCCAGCAGGTGCTGCAGCTGCACAAAAGTATTATCCAGATGACCCTGATAAATGTTTAGAACTTCGTAGATTGTGTTTGATTGATGATACCCCAAAGAACGCAGAAAGCTTCTTCGTTAGTAGAACATTAAAGTGGTTAAAGAAAAATACCGATTGGAAGTATGTGGTCAGTTATGCCGACGAAGCACAAGGACACAAAGGAACTATCTACAGAGCAGCAAACTTTAAGTATGAAGGAATGACGGGAGTGGGTACAACATTATTGGTTGATGGTAAATCATTCCACGTGAGAACCCTGACGATGTTAGATAGACCCTATGGAGTTGAAATCAATAATCGGTATAAGCGTGGTGACCCTGGGGTACAAATCATAAAGACCAAAGCAAAACACATCTATACCTACGCATTATGACCGACGATACGGATAAAAATCCAAACGCACTGACCTATGGTATCAGTCCCAGCGCTCCTGCATCTATCAAACCTGTAGATATCGAAAGTTGGAAAGCGGTGGTGTCTCCAACATTTAAACATTATTTTACAGAACGATATAACGAGTTGGTTAAAGAATACGAAAAGCTGGTCAGAGATTATAATGTAAATCAACTTTTATACGAAAGTTCTCTTGGTTTTAAGCCGATTATCGGGCAAACTTATTACTTATATAAGAAGGACAACGGCACGGCATTTATTTCACTGATTAGTCCAGAAGAAACGTTCTGGGGTGGATATGTTGGAGCATTCAAATTTAATGCGCAATACGCATGGGAAGAGGTTTTATGACGATAGATTATAGCAGAATTATCAACGCACAAACAGATGGATACGATATCCAGGCATATCAGCAAATCAAGGCTGAAAAAGGATTCGTCAAGAAACAGTTTCCATTCAAGAAAATGGCTGGTATGTATGTGCATACGTGGAAGAGTACCGAAGAAATGGGTGCCCCATTTAATGATAATGATATACAACTACGTAGAGTAGAACAGGAAGCGGAAAGGGCTGTACCTGTAATATGGAATACTATCAAATCATTAGTTGATGTGTATATGCCGATTCATCTTGATACAGACGGTAACGAATATTCTTGCCAACATGCATCAAGAGAATATCCAAATTCGTGGATTGTAATGGCACCTCTATGTGATGACCCTGTTATCACGGTTCGTAATATGTATCACGAAATGATACACTGGAAATTCACCGCACTTGGATTTGGTAAAGGTGTAAGTCCAGAAGTATTTGATATGTTACATACAACAGATGAGTTTGTATTAAATCCTGTATCGGAACTTCACCATTCTATTGTGAATAGTTATCCAGACACCGCACAACCATCGGTTGGTGGCAAACCAACAGGCCGTCCTATCAGTGCTTCCCTCCACGCATTAGGGTCATTCTTGGGTGAAGCAGAAGTCGCTATGAAGTTCGTACAATACAATCCACAGAAGTATTATAGTTGGTTAGGATATGCAAAGAAATGGGGTGACCGTTTGGACGAATCACTTGAAGCGATAATGATGGGAACCAAAACTACTGCAAAGGGTGCACAACTTCTCCTTGGACTATATCGTTGGACTAAAGATTACCAAGAAGAATACAACGATACATTGAAAACATTATCAAAATTGATGTAATGCATTCACTAACCGCATCACTTCCACAACATTTGTATGGTAAAGTCCATCGTGAATTTATTACGAATGGATTGGATACTGGTATGGAAAATTGTATAATTCATGCGGTATCCGTCAGACCAGCACAAGCACTGACCTTTTCTGTATTATTGGAAAATGGGGCACAATATCGTGGAGTTCCTATTCACGGATTGATAATCGGACAAGATCCTAATAAAGCAACACCACCGATGCAAGATTTACATTCTCATCAAGTCTGGGGATGTTTTGGTACAGAATTTAGTATTGTGGATATGACGTTTTCTAAGGGAGTGAGTGCAGAATGGATAGATTCGTCTGGTAAAAAATTTACGGGTCGTGGATTGGGATGGGCTATAGAATTTCACGATGATGGATATTCTAACGCACCACAACAAGACAAAAGTTTTAATATGTTGGTATCCCCAGAAGGATATCTAGCAGCGATGCCAAACAACAGAGTTCGTTGGTGGGAAAATTCCTTTACAAATTGGCAATTACCAATTAGATTAAAGGTCAACCACAAAGTATATTATGTAGAAAAGATGGGAAATAATCCAGAAGAAACCGCCTTTGTAAAGGAGTGATATATGGGAATGTTCGATTATATAAAATGCGAAGTCCAACTCCCAGGATATTCATATATTACTGATGAAGAGTTCCAAACGAAGTTTTTTGAAAGCACGATGGAAAATTATGTAATTACTGCAAATCACCAAATTTATCGTGAAGTATGGGATTATGAGTGGGTTGAAAATCCTAGTAGTTTTCTTGGTGGGTATTCCAATAAAGTAGAAGGTAGTTATCGCCGTGAGTACTTGACAGACTTGCATGGGGACATTATATTCTATAATGATAAGAAAATAGACGGAAAACGATACGATTACTTTGCAAGATTCACCGAAGGTACATTGACGAGAATATGGAGTAAGGAGTGGGATAGATGGTAGTTCTTGATGAGGTTTTTGAAAAGATAGCAGAAGATAAAGAACGTGCGTTTGTAATGACCAACTCATGCACACCAGAAAAAATCCTTACATGGAATGATGTAGAACAATACTTAAATGATAATATACATAATTCCGATATAACAACTATTGGTGAGGATTACCAAAAGAAGAACACGTATAAAAGTACAGAAACAAGTTCTACACCTACGTCAACGATATTTTCTGAAATAAATTCTGGATATTCGTTTGTATTGTCTTATATGGAACGATATACAAAGGGACTGTACTATGCATCAAATATATTCTCGTTGATACAAAACAAATACGTCACCACCAATATCTATGGTGGGATTAGTAATACTTCAAAGTCATTCAGAACACACGCAGACCCTCAATCCGTTTTAATACTACAACTTGACGGAGAATCTGAATGGACTATATTTGGTGAGAAGTGGAATGGAAATCCAAATGAAGTGGTGTGTATGAATGACAGTATATTAACTGTTGATTTTCAATACACTTTACAACCTGGTGATGTGTTGTATATTCCATACAAACGATATCACAAATGTATTCCACGAAGTAAAAGATTGTCAGCAAGTGTAAGTGCAGATTATAAGTCGGAACGTCCAAGTAATTATGGTGATTGGTGTAAATTTAATTAAACAACAGAGGTTAAACGGTTATGGAAAAGTCAAAGTTAGAAAAGTTTATTGCCAAGTATAATCTTGGTGGCTCGTGTGAGAGTGTGCTGTGGAAGTCAGACGGCACCGATATCACCGTAAAGTGCATCTCCGATGACAAGAATGTTCTTGGTGTCGTGACGGTCAAGGATGCAAAGTTGGATGAGGGTGATTATGGTATTTTCGATACCAAGCAACTCTCGTCAATGTTGTCAGTTCTTGGTGAAGGTATCAAAATTACGACCAAGAAGAATAACGGTAAGGTTTCAGCTATCCATCTTACCGATGATAATGCAAAGGTTGATTATGTATTGGCTGATAGTGCAGTCATCCCCGCTGCTCCAGACCTGAAGCAGCTCCCATCATTTGATATTGAGATTAAGCTTGACCAGAAGGTAATGAATACCTTTCTGAAAGCTAAGGGTGCGCTGTCTGATGTCGAAACCTTCACCGTATTGAGTGATGGTTCATCCGCACAGATTGTGCTTGGATATTCTGATATGAATACCAATCGTATCACTATGGATGTGGAAACCACAAAGAACGCCAAAGTCAATCCTATCAACTTTTCAGCACGATACCTAAAGGAAATCATCTCTGCTAATCGTGAAGCTGCGAGTGGTGTGTTAAAGGTCAGTGCAAAGGGACTGGCATATGTTAAGTTCGGTGTGACGGAATATAACACCGATTATTATCTCGTCCAAATCCAGACCGCTTCCTAATGTCATTCTTTGAGTTTAACGATACTCCACAACAAGCAACACCGAAAGCCCCTTCTGCGAAGAAACCGCCGAAGGGTGGTGTTGTCTTAAATACCTCTGCCACCGATTTCTTTAGTGGTGAGGGGGCATCGTTTGACTTTGATACAGAGAAGGTCAAGTTCAAGGAACACATGGATTTCTTGAAGAACCAGTCTGTACAAGAAAACACTTTGTATAAAAAGTGGAAAGAATTAACTGGTGATTTCAATAACACCCGTGATATTCAATTGGCACAGATTGTAGAAGCCAAGATTTGGAAACCTACGGATATTACTGATAAGAACTTGACTATTAAAGAAATCAATGAGTTAAATCCAGAAGTCGTTATTGTAGAACCTGATGACCCAACCTTCACGGATTGGAAGTATCTTCGTGTAATGTGTTCTACCTTTGAGTTCACAGCAAATCCAGGCCGATTGGTTCGTGTCCTCATTCGTGATAAGAATACGGGTAAGTATCTTGGCGTCTGTGCCGTTGGGTCTGATGTCGCCTCTGTAGGTGTTCGTGATAAATGGGTAGGATGGACAAAAGAAAATAAATTTGAGGACGGATTACTTAACTCCACAGCAATTGGAACGACGATTGTTCCTACACAACCATTTGGATATAACTTCTTGGGTGGGAAGTTGGTTGCATCATTATTGGCCACGAGTAAAGTTCGTGACCATTGGAAAGAAAAGTTTGGTAATACGCTGGTGGGTATGACTACAACTTCACTTTATGGTTCTCACAGCATGTATCAGCGTATACCGTTCTGGAAGGAGCTTGGGGTCACTGCTGGAAAGATTGCATTGAAACCAAATGATGATGTGTTTAGTGAATGGGCAAACTATCTAAAAGTTAATTATTCAGAAGGATTTGACAAGGCAACTATTCCATATGTGGCAGACATTACCCAAGAAGGTGAAGAGTGGATATGTGCAGATGAGTTTGTTCGTATCACCGCACCAACAAAGGAAGAATTAATCAATAGGTTAGAAAGTGATAATTACTCTGTGCATTCTACTGGTAAAGTCTACGATAAGAAATCACGACACAAGTTTCCACCAACAGGTCCAAAGCAACAAACGATGTTATTGTTGTTTAAGATATTAGGGATTAAATCAAGTGATTATGAACACGGTTTCCAACGTGGTGTATACTTCGCACCATTTTATGAAAATACCCGTGAATATCTTCGTAAGGAAATCACCGATGATAAGTTAGTCCTGTCAAGCCGATTGACAAACGATGTCGAGAGCGTTATGTTATGGTGGAGAGAGAAAGCCATCAAACGATACACTAATTTATATGATAATAATAGATTAAATGATGAAACACTTTATTATCGTAAGATGGTGCAAATGACTTGGGATGAAGCTAAGAACACTTACTTGGGTGAGGTTGGACGATGAGTGATAATAGCCTGTGGGTGGAAAAATATCGCCCTGAGACATTAGAAAACTATATTGGTAATGATAATCTCAAAATCAAGCTGGAACAGTTTATTAAGAACCAAGATATTCCACATCTATTATTCTGTGGAACGGCTGGAACTGGTAAGACCACAGCTGCGAAGATTTTGATTAAGAATATTGAGTGCGATTATCTGTTCATCAACGCCTCCGATGAAAACTCGGTCGATACCATTAGAAATAAGATTAAGAACTTTGCAGCAACAATGAGTTTTAAGCCGATGAAGATTATTGTGCTCGACGAGGCGGATTTTATTACTCCACAGGCCCAAGCAGCACTCCGTAATCTAATGGAGGTGTTCAGTAAGAATACCCGTTTCATCTTGACTTGTAATTATGTGGAACGTATTATTGACCCACTCATTAGTCGGTCACAAGTCTTTAAGTTGACCCCACCTTCCAAGAAAGAAGTGGCGGTGCATGTAATGAAGATTCTGGATACGGAGGGTGTATCATACGAGAAGGGAACCCTCGCAGCGTTGGTCACTTCCTATTACCCAGATATCCGCAGAATATTAAACAACTCACAACTCCAGACTACGGGTGGTAAGTTAGAACTGAACGTGGATGAGATTATCGCGGGAGATTACAAGTTACAAGTCTTGGACGCTCTCGCAAGTAATCTTCCACTAAAGGATAAGGTCAACTCAGTGAGACAGATTGTAGCAGATAGTAACGTAAAGGATTTCACAGAGTTGTATAGGTTATTGTTTGATAAGGTGCAGGACTATGCACCGACTAAAGTTCCACAAGGTATTTTAGCAATTGCAGAAGGGCAGTATCGTGATAGTTTTGTAGTAGATAAGGAAATTAACTTTGTAGCAACACTTTATAACATTTTGAATAGTTGAGGAAGTTATGGCACGAGATAAGTTTGGTGGTCCCCCTCCGATGGCTCCGCAGATGAATGTTGATTTGTCTAAGGCGGATGATGTAATCTGTGAGCGGTGTGGGAACTACACATTCCAGCAGGTAATGTTGATGAAGCGGATGTCTGCCCTCATTTCTCCAACAGGCAAGGAAGCTATCGTTCCTATTCCAACCTTTGCATGTAATGCATGCGGTCATATCAACAAGCAATTCCTTCCAGTAATTCCAAAGGGGATGCAGGAAGAAGAGACTGTCCGTGAAGAGGAACCGAAGAAGCCCACCTTAATTTTGGAGAAGTAATATGGCAAACGCACCATCGCCGATGATGCCACCCGCCACTACCAGTATGCGTGATGCTGGTATTTATTACCTTTGTGATGAATTCAACACGAATGTCGCCAAGGATGTTGTGTCGTGGATTATAGAGGCAAATCTAAACAAGACAAAGAAGTATGACCATCTAACCCTAATGATTACCAGTTATGGTGGGGACTTGTCGGCAGCGTTCTCAATCATCGATGTAATGCGTGGAAGTAAGATTCCCGTACATACTGTAGGATTGGGTTGTATCGCATCAGCAGGATTATTGACTTTTATCTCTGGTGCAAAGAAGAATCGGGTCATCACACCCAACACCAGTATTTTGTCTCACCAATGGTCGTGGGGCCAGGTTGGTAAGGAACACGAACTTATCGCTACGATGCGTGAGTTTGAATTAACCACCATTCGTATGATTAATCATTATAAGAAGTGTACGGGATTGTCTGATAAGATGATTCGTCAACGACTTCTTCCTCCGCAGGATGTATGGCTCTCACCACAGGAAGCATTAAAGTATAAGCTATGTGATGCGGTGAAGGATATTAGATAATGAAAGTGTGTGTGTTTTCTTCACCACGAACTCGCTCTATGTTGATACCAAATTTATTAGAACGATATTTAGGATTAACAAACTATAGAGAAACATTTGCATATCCTAAACGTGTCTATGAAGTTGATTATCACCGTTTGATGAGGTTGGTTGATAATGACAACTACGTGGTGAAGATTACGCCATCGTCTTTTCATCACGGAACATTTTTGAGACCTGATATTTTTCCGTGGTTGGCCTTTGATAAGATTATAATATTAAATCGTAAAAATATAGTAGAACAAGTTGCGAGTTGGTTGGTTCTGTCGTATGCACAAACAATAGACCCAAATAATATTTTATATAGCATAGTAGAAGCATTAAAAGATGTGAAGAAAATACGAGCTCCTAGCAGTTTATTACGATATTCTTTACGATGTATAAATGAGTTTTACCAGATAAACGAACTTATACAAAAGCAAGGAGTTCCTATACTTACCTTGACATATGAAGATTTTGATGTAAATTATATATCTACACTTGGTAATTTTTTTGGAGTAAAATTTACACAAGAACACATAGATAGTGTGAATGTAAACTTTACTGGTGTAAACTACGATGAATATATTAGATATAAGCAGTTAGACTTACGTTGTAGAAGTATAATAGAAGAAGATAAACTGACCCACCTACAGGAACAGATAGACCTTGGAAACATCATTTGTTAATACATCCCGTGTCTCAGTCCGTGAAATAAGTAAAGATGTTGCTTCTAATTTTATAAAAAAATATCATTATACAAAAAAGGCAAGCTCCACTCGATATGCGTTAGGAGTTTTTTATCGGGAGGAAACTGAGCATATGTTCTTTGCTGGTGAGAATGAACAATTGATTGGTTGTATGACATATGGGCATCCAGTCAGTAATAGAACAATTGATAGTATTGTTGATGGACTGGAACTTGACGAAGTATTAGAGCTGACCCGTTTAGTGTGTCTTGATGGATACGGAAAGAACTTAGAAAGTTTTGTTATCGCCCAATCATTTCAGTGGATGCGTGATAATGACTCAAAGGTAAAAGTCTTGGTGAGTTATGCAGACCCAGAACAGGCACACACTGGTGGGATTTATAGAGCAACCAACTGGATTTATCAAGGATGTGGATATTCCAAGTTGATGCCAGATTTTAGTCTCCGATTAAAAGAAGATGACCTCTGGATACATTCACGGAGTGTTGGGGCTAAGTTTGGAAATAAAAATGTAGAAAACTTGGCAAAAACAATCGGTCATACCTTCTGGAGAAAAGAAGAAACTGCAAAGCACCGATATATTTATTTCCTCTGTACTAAGAGGGAAAAGAAACGTATGATGAAGAATTTAAAAATTCCAGTCATTCCATATAATGACATTAAAGAATATGTACAGTTGATACAGAAGGTGCATGTCAAGGATGGAGTGATTGAGAAGATTGAAGTGATACAAGGTGTAGATAATGGATGGAAACCACAGAAAGTTGAACTACAGGAGAAAGTATGAAGGCTATAGTTGTATCCACACCACGAACATGTTCGAGTTATATACAAAATATTTTTGCAAAAAAGTTTGATTTGATAGATTATTCTGAACTATTCTCGGAAATGTGGGTAAAGACTGACGTAAATACGAAAATGAAAATCGTTACACGCAGTGACAATTACACAGCAAAAATTACTAGTACATCTCTTACAACATATCCGCATGTATTTAATTATAAAAATTTTCCGTGGGAAATTTTTGATTATATTGTAGTGACCGAACGTTTGGATGTTGCGGAACAAGTGTCTAGTTGGTTACTATTATCACATGCACAGATGAATGATAAGGGTGAACAAAATTTATTAGTTGAATATTTACGAGATGGTATGACGCATCCACAAGATTTTCCAGATGTTGATAGAGGACAGTTAAAAAGTATATTAGAGACAATCAATTATTTTCACGATGAAATTAAACCGTACCTCTTGAATTCAGGATTAAAATCTGTTAAATTGGTAAATCACGAGATGTTTCAAAAACCGTGTGAAAAATATATAGAAGAGTTGCGAGAGAAAACTGATATCTATTGGCGTATAGAAGATTTGCAAAATGAGGGAAATCCAACATATGTTGATTATACACCCTACATTGAAGCTAAGAATGTACGGCAAATAATAGAAGAAATACAGAATGAGTTGAAAGGCATTCCTACACAGATAGAGGTACCAGATGCCCCCACGGAAGAAAACAACAATACAGAACGAACCGACACAATCGAAAGTGAAGGGTCTATTTGATCATGTAGACGCAATCTATACGAATCAAAAATCAGATTACTTTACTTCATTATCTGACGCAGATAGAAAATCGTATAATAACTATATGGTCAACAAATTCCTAAGCATGAATCCACATCAACTCCCGTTTGTAAATGAGTTGCAAAAATATACGGTGTCACCAGAACTTCACTATGCATTTTTTAGTAGAGTTATACCACGGGGAAAGCAGTTTAACAAATACATTAAGGATAAAAAGGAGAATGTATATGAAACGTGGTTGGTTGACTTGGTTAGGGAACATTATGCAGTTAGCTCAACAGAAGCTACAGAATACCTCGACATCTTCTACAAGCACGACAAAGGAGAACTCCGTAAGTTGTGCCAAATGTACGGAAAGACGGACAAAGAATTAAAGAAGGTAAAACTATGAAATGGACTGAATATTTTCGACAAATTGCCCATACTGTCAAGTTGAAGTCAAAGGATGACCATACACAGATTGGTGCAGTGATTGTTGGAACCCATAATGAAATTCGTTCAACGGGATACAATTCATTTCCACGGGGGATTGATGATTTCCGTCCAGAACGTAAGGAACGTCCAGAGAAGTATTACTGGATGGAACACGCAGAACGAAACGCTATTATCAACGCCGCTCGTATTGGTGTCTCTACCAATAATTGTACGATGTATTTGACTTGTGATATTCCATGTGTGGATTGTACACGTGCCATTATCAATGCGGGTATTAAGATTCTCTTTTGTGAGAAAGGGCAAGGGGCAAAGGGTGACCATTGGAACGAGCATACCACCCGTAGTATAGAAATGTTGAAGGAAGCACGTTGTACAGTAAATTACTATGGTGAACAGAAACCATTTATTGATATAGGTGAACTACGATGAGTAATGGAAAAGGTGATACTCCACGCCCACTGAGTGTGGATACAGAAACATACAAGAATAATTGGAAACGCACGTTTGAGAATACTCCAGAGAAAGCCAGAGCCCGTATTTCCGCATCATTACAAGAAGTCAAAGAAGAAATCGATAGACTTCGTGATATTGTGGATAATTGCGAATATAGTGGATTACCCCATACTTCTTCTTACGAGGACTAATGGCTCTCTTTAATGCAAAACAAGTGGGAACTACGGAATCTGGGAGCTGGTATGCTATTCTTCAAGACGGTCCCGCATCATTTCATATAAGTGTAGGGAAAGGAAATAATGTAATATACGAACATTTCCAGAATCCCCCTAATATACAACATTTGATGGATAATATACTATTATTAGAGAAGGAAATGACCCCTTGATTTTCGAGGGGTTTTTTGTTATATTTAGGTGTCTACAACTGCGAGGACAGTTATGAGCGTTGTTAACTACAAAGGGTATACAAGAGAGAATGGCTTAACGAGTGTCGGTAAGGGATGGGCACCGTTGGTCAATCGTGTCTTTGATAAGATGGAAACTATTAAAGGGTCTATCAAGATTTTTCAGGTCAAGGAAAAGTGGGGTGGACTTCGTATCTACACGGATTACAGTAATAAGGAACTTGATAAGGTCATCAATGATGTAGAGAAGGAAAGCTTGACTATCTGCGAAGTATGTGGTGAACCTGGTAAGATTCGTGGTAAGAGTTGGTATTACACCGCATGCGACAACCACATTAGAACGGGTGATAAGTAATGAATAAGATTTCATACTCACAATATAGTATCTGGGCTAATTGCCCCCTTGCGTGGAAGCTTCGATATGTAGATGACCTCAAATTTGATGACTCGTCTATCAATACAGTATTCGGCACTGCGATGCACGAAACTATCCAAGAGTGGTTGGAGCAGTATGTGTATACGGGGAAGGACAATATGGCTAAGAGTATTGACTTGACCGAACCCTTGAAGCAAAAGTTTATTAGTTTGTTCCAAGAGAACACTACTACCGATACGAATGGTAATAAGGTGTTTCTCTGTGATAAGAAAACCTTGATGGATTTCTACAATCAGGGGTGCCAGATTCTTTCCTATGTGCAGCAGCATCGGCAAAAGTTGTTCCCGTCAAAGGATGTGACGTTGATTGGTATTGAGTATCCTATCGAAGAAGAGGTCAGACCTGGCGTGACCTTTATCGGGTATATTGATATTATCGTCAAGAACAAAAAGACGGGGAAGATTACAATCATTGACTTAAAGACCAGTCGGGCAGGATGGACACAAGCACAGAAGAGTGACCCTATCAAGCTGAACCAGATTCTTCTGTATAAGAAATTCATCTCCGAAAAGTTTGATACTCCACTGGAAATGATTGGGACAGAGTATATTATCTTGAAGCGGACGATTAGTGAAAACTCTCCGTATCCTATTCCTCGTGTGAGTCCGTTTGAGCCGTCTAATGGGAAACCTTCGGTTAAACGTGCATGGACACATATTGAGCAGTTCTTGAACGAGTGTTTCGACGGTGAAGGAAATCATAGAACCGATTTAATCAAAGCAACTCCTGGAAAAGATAGTTGTAAGTATTGTGTGTACAATGATAAGGAAGTCTATTGCAGCGAATCCTTTTACAAGATTAAGAAGAAAGTATTAACGTGATTCTACAGGATTTAGATATACGATACATACTATCCGCTTACAGGTTGGTGCATGAAACGATATTTACATTACCATCATACAGTAAAGCTGGTAGTGAAGAGCAGATATTAGTTTATACTCCTAATAGGTTGATTGAACACATAGAAAATCCTGACCGACTGAATACAGTAGTAATAGATAGTGGTGAAGTAGTTGGATTCTGTTTTGGTGTAGTAGAAAGATTACCAAACGCAAATATGTTTTACTTGGAATGGAATGGTGTGAATCCAACATATAGAAATAAAGGTATGATGCAATCTATGTGGAACAGAATTGATGAGTGGTCACATAAAAAACAATTGGACGGTGTTCTTGTAGATACACTGACCAACAATCAAAAAAATGATTAAGTTTTTACAGAAGAATAATATGAACATCTGGGCAGAAACAAAAAATCACTGGTATGGACAAGACTACTTTCTTTGGGGAAAACTGTATGGATGAGAATCCTATGGTAAATTATTCCAAAATAATTGCCGACACTGCAAGTAACCATTACAATGTACGGGACGAGTATAAGACAAATACCTACGAACAGAATGTTGCCATCACCATAAGTGAGCAACGCAGGTTCTCTGTGGGTTGTATCAACATCACAGGTGAGTTGAATGTGGGAATGATGATTCGTTCGGCGTGTCTTTTTGGGGCTGAGAATTTTTATATCTTTGGACGTAAGAAATTTGATAAACGTAGCACTGTAGGTGCTGAGAAATATATTAATATCGTCCAATATACTTTTGATGACCCGATGACCGCCGACGAACTCATTCTCAATCAGTTGAAGTTGATGCACCACAATATTGTGTTGTGTGAGCATGGTGGATATGAGTTGAATGCAAAGAACCACAAGTTTCATTCTTCGCTTCATAAGAACGGAGATACTCCACTCTTTGTGTTTGGGTCGGAGAGTCATGGAATTCCAGAGGCTATTCGGTTCGCAAACCTTGAGCGTATCAGTATTCCGCAACGTGGAGTTCTTCGGTCATACAATGTAAGTGCCGCAATGAATATCATTTGTTGGGATTATGTTAAGGAGATGTATCTGTGAGCTTTGTTCGGTTTCCAAAGGTAAGTACTATATTGGAAAGTAGTCCAGTACAAAAGTGTATCACCAACTGGACGCATACAATGGTACGAGATGCTATCCGTGAGATTATCTCTGTTGCACGAACGGGTGGTGATTTACCTGTGGATTATGAAAGCTGGGCAGTTGTAATAGATGGATACTTGACAGAACATACGAAACCTTCACTACGTCCAGTTATCAATGCCACTGGTGTTATTCTTCATACAAATCTTGGACGAGCACCATTAGCACAAGCAGCACTTGATGCAATCAATATGGTGTCGTCTGGTGGTTCTACATTAGAATATGATTTGGAAACTGGTAAACGCGGTTCTAGACACGTACATGCATCGGCAATCTTGACCGAACTAACAGGTGCAGAAGATGCATTGGTGGTCAACAACTGCGCAGCAGGATTAGTGTTGGCACTACAAACCTTATGTGCTGGTAAAGAAACCTTGGTGAGTCGTGGAGAACTTGTAGAAATCGGTGGAAGCTTCCGTGTTCCAGAGATTATGGCAGCAAGTGGTACAAAGTTAGTTGAAGTAGGAACAACTAATCGTACACACCCAGATGATTATAGAAACGCGATTACACCGAACACCGCAGCGATTGTAAAGGTACATCGTAGCAACTTTACAATGGACGGGTTTGTATCCGAGGTTGATATTCCCACATTAGTCCCTATCGCAGAGGAAGCAGGTATTCCACTCATTCACGATTTCGGTAGTGGATTGATGATGGATTTAAGTACGTGGGGACTAACAGGAGAGTTGACCGCACAAGACGCAGTACGGCAGAACCCTACATTAGTGATTATGAGTGGGGATAAATTATTGGGTGGACCGCAGGCAGGTATTATCTTGGGGAAGAAAGATGTTATTGCCAAGTTAAAAAAGCATCCAATGGCTAGAGCATTACGAGTGGATAAGTTGACCTTCTCCGCATTAGAAGCTACCTTAGCGTTATACAGAAATACTAATAAAGCTTTATTACAAATACCTGCGTTATTAATGTTGACTACTGACGCAGAAACTATTAGATTTAGAGCAGAGACGATAGCAGAACACGTTGGTGGAAAGGTAGAACGGAGTGAAGCTACGGTAGGTGGGGGAGCATTCCCTACGTCTAAAATACCTTCGTGGTCGGTGGTGTTAAGTGGGGATGCAATGGACATAGAACAACGTTTACGTGGGTTGCATATTCCAGTCATCACTCGTATTATTGATAATAAGGTATGGTTAGACATTCGCAGTGTATTACCCAAGGATGATGGACTATTGATTACACTTATACGGAAGATATATTTATGATACCACAAGAAACCGCTGGATTGATTCTCGCTGTTAAACAAGCAACAGCGTCAAACGAAAAGCTCCAACGTAAGGTTGAAGTGTATGAAGCAGTTCTTCGTCAACTCAATGCGTATGGCAACTTAGTGGTTGACCATAATAAGATGCGGGAACTGATGGTGGCGATTATGGAATGGCAGTATGCACTACGAGGTGGAGAACAAACCGAATATGAATACGAAACCTGTGTGCAACTGGCGTTTGAGAGAATGGCAAATAAGGTGGGGTTATGAAAAAACTACAAGAAGCATCATTACTATCAAAATAAAATGATATGTATGATATAAAAATAAGATATAACACAAAAGCAAAACCGGAAGATACACTACATTGGCGAGTCCTAATCAATGGAGTAGAGCATCTCGCATCCCACGTGGAAATAAATACGCAAACCAAAACTACAACAGATTTTATTGAGGGAGTTGGTACAAAGTGGCATATAAGTTGTAAAGGTAATATACAATGGACAGGTAGTGAAATAAAAATATTTTAAAAAGGTTAAAAAGAAAAGGATATACAAATGAAAAATAAACTCAAAGAAGCATCATTACTATTTTTTATCCAGATATTGATGTATGCAATCTGGTGCATCAACTTCCGTGCAACCGCATCGGCGCAATATAATCTGTCGGCAGTTAGTGACTTTATGATTGCCTCTATGAACTTCTTTGTTATTAAAAAGATTGCTCATGGACAAGACCAATTTCATCAATGGGCAGGATATGCACTTGGGTCTGTGGTCGGGAGTTATTTAGGGATTTGGATTTCCGTAACATTCTTGGGAGGTTGATATGCCAAAGAAAAAGAAACGAATAGAACGGGTAGACTCATTACGCCTTGACCTTAACGGAAAGTTGTTAGTCCTCCTTGATACAGACAAGTGGGGTCCATTAGAGTTCCGTGTAGATGATAAGGAAGCGGCATTAAATATTATGCGAGTCCTTATTGAGCATACCGATGGTGTATCAAACGTAGATTCCTATACAAAGAAAGAAGGAAAGAAACTTAAAAAAATGGTAAATGGTGATGATTGAGAAAATTGAGAAGCCATGGGGTAGTGAATTAAAGTTCGCACATACAGCACATTACGTTGGAAAGATACTGGAAGTCAAGAGTGGTGAAGCATTAAGTGTGCAATACCACAAGGAAAAGGTAGAAACGATGCACGTATTGAAAGGTACGGGTCGTGTGGTGTGGTATGTAATGGATGAGGATGGAGAACCACAGGTCACCAGCATCAATAAGATGGAGGTCGGTGACACCTTCCACATTCCACCTCGTCAAATTCATAGAATCATCGCAGACACAGATATGAAGATAGTGGAAGTATCTACAAACAACTTAAACGATTTAGTTAGATTACAAGATAGATACGATAGGAAGTAATATGATTTTACTACTTGGGGACATTCACGGAGATTACAACATTCTACGAGAAGCTATTAACAAGGCTGAGTGGAGTGGTGCTAAGGCTATTATCCAAGTTGGGGACTTTTGCCTGTTTAAAGATACAGACCGCACACACGATATGCTCTGTCCCGCTAATGAAAACTATTTTAAGGCGGTATTAGAAAAGTCAAGTGTCCCTGTATATTTTATTGATGGAAACCACGATGATTGTGATAGATGGTTGCAATATACAGAAGTTACCCAAGTATATGAGAATATCCCATTCTATTATATCCCACGTGGCACTGTGATGGAACTAGATGGTCAAACCCTTGCGTTTATGGGTGGAGCATCCAGTATCAACAAGAAGTGGTTACTCCGTGATGGTGGATTCTGGACACCTCTGGAAGATATTCGTCACGAGGATATCCAAAAGCTAACACGGAATATTGAAGGAAAGAAGATTGATGCGTTCATCACACACATTCCACCGCATTCTGTGGTGCAGCAGCATTTTGATAATACTGCAAAGATGTTGTTTGAGGTCGGACCAGAGTGGCACGATATGAACCAGACTATTGTGGAAGAATTGTGGAACAAGATGGGGAATCCTACTGTTTATTCTGGACATATGCATCGTCGTGTGGTTGGTCAAAACTATAGAATTCTTGATATAAATGAACTTTTGGCAATTTAAGTTGATATGTATTCTATAGAAATCTATAGAAGGGTTACGTATGAAAAAAGAAAAGAACAAATACACTACCATTCAGGTCAGTTCTGATGTTAATGAGCATATCAGAGAATTCTGTAATCGATATGGATTAAAAGCCTCGTCGGTAACAGAAAACTATTGGGTATCATTAATATCAGCAAGCGTGAGTGGTAGTGTTGTTTTATAGGAGATAGTATGTCAGAACAAGAATTGGTGAATCTTATCAGAGGACAATTAGATGAAGAAACAGATACATCTTCTCCTCGTCCTCGCATTTTTAAGACGGCGCAGAAAGGTAACAACATCTTTGCAGAAAATATTGGTCGTTCTATATACGAGTATCTAGATACGATATATTTTGAACGTATTAAAACTTACATAGAAGAAACATACGAAGAACGTATCAAAAGATTAGAAGAACGAGTAAGATCACTTGAAGCACGGGTAAAATAATATATGAGTGAAAAGAAAGGTTATATTCCAAAGGACCAACGAAAGAAGATTTTATTTCTCGCAGATGATATGCGAGTGACCTCTGGTGTTGGTACAATGGCACGTGAGATTATTGAAGGAACCGCACACCGATTTAACTGGGTACAGGTTGGTGCCGCAGTAAGTCATCCTGAAGCTGGTAAGATGATTGACTTATCGAATGCGTTAAACAATGAACTTGGTATGACGGATACTTCTGTAAAGATTGTCCCATATAATGGATATGGTGATAGTCGATTAATCCGTCAACTTCTTGAAATAGAAAAGCCAGATGCCATTCTCCATTTCACTGACCCCCGATATTGGATTTGGTTATATCAAATAGAACATGAAATCCGTCAAGAGATTCCAATGTTCTTTTATGCTATCTGGGATGACCTTCCCTATCCATACTATAACGAAAACTTCTATCGTGCAGATGATTGGATCGGATGTATCAGTAAACAAACCTACAATATCGTCAAGCATGTATCTCGTAAGGAACCACGGGCTCCTTGGTCGTTGACGTATGTTCCGCATGGTATCAACACAAAACGATTTGGCCCATTACCAGCAGATAGTGCTGAGGTATTGGAACTTCGTAAGAAACTCTTTGGTGAAGATGAGGTAGATTACGTTGTACTATATAACAGCCGTAATATTCGTCGTAAGATGACCTCGGACATCTTGTTGGCATTTGATAGCTTTATGAAAGCACTCCCAGAGGAAAAGCGGAAGAAGTGCAGAATGGTGATGCATACACAAAAGGTTGACGAACATGGAACCGATTTACCTGTGGTGATTCGTGATGTTGTTCCTGATATCGAACCCTATGTAATATTCTCCGATGCACGTATGGAAACAGGTTACTTGAATACTCTATATAACCTTGCCGATGTTACCATCAACCTTTCGAGTAATGAAGGATTTGGATTGGGTACGTGTGAGAGTATTATTTGTGGAACTCCAATCATCGTCAACGTCACAGGTGGATTACAAGACCAATGTGGATTCGTCAACGACAATGGTGAATATCTTGACCCAGAAAAGGATTTCACATATGAATGGGGTAGTAATGCAGACGGTAGATTCCGTAAGCATGGTGAGTGGGCATTTCCAGTATTTCCAGTATCACGTTCATTACAAGGTTCACCATTAACTCCATACATCTTTGATGACCGTGCATCGTGGAAGGAAGCTAGTGAACGTTTGTTGGAAGTGTATAACTTGGGTCGTGAAGAACGGAAACACCGTGGACTATTAGGTAGAGAGTATGCGTTAGGAGCGGGTCAATTTACCGCAGAACGTATGTGTGAACTCTTTATTCAAGATATGGAAAACGCTTGGGAAAAATGGACTCCGCGTAGACGATTCACATTGGTGAAGGCATAATGGAAACCGCACTGGTTACTGGTATTAACGGACAAGATGGTTCGTATATGGCCGATTTCCTTTTAGAGAAGGGATACAAAGTTTATGGTATGGAACGTCGAGCATCGGTCAAGATTCGTGAGAATACGAAACACTTGGAAAGTAATCCAAACTTTGAATTTATTATTGGTGACCTCTCCGACCAAAATTCACTTCTCCGTTGTCTCAAAGCTACGAAGTGCTCGGAAGTATATAACTTCGCAGCTCAATCCTTCGTGGGTGAAAGTTGGAATACACCAGAACAAACCAGCGACATTACTGGATTGGGTGTTCTTCGGATGTTAGAAGCAATCCGTGAATATGGGGAACCTATCAAGTTCTACCAAGCATCATCAAGTGAGATGTTTGGTCGGTTGGTAGAGAATCCAGCAAAAGAATCTACTCCATTTTATCCACGTTCCCCGTATGGTGTATCTAAGTTATACGGACATTGGATTACCAAGAACTACAGAGAGAGTTATGGAATGTTTAATGTCTCTGGGTTATTATTCAACCACGAAAGTGAACGCCGTGGTATTGAGTTCGTCACACGTAAGATTACAAATGGTGTGGCACGGATTGATAGAGGATATGATAAGTTTATTGAACTTGGAAACCTTGACGCCGGACGAGATTGGGGTTATGCTCCCGATTATGTAGAAGCGGCCTGGATGATGTTGCAACAAGATACACCAGATGATTATATAATCGCAACTGGTGAAACCAAGACGATTCGTGATTTCTTGGACGCTGCATTTGCATCGATAGATATTATGGATTGGGAACCATTTGTAAGAGTCAACCCTAAATTCCTCCGTCCAGCAGAAGTAGAAACACTTCGTGGTGATGCAACGAAAGCACATCAAGTGTTAGGATGGACACCCAAGACTCCATTTGATGTATGGGTAGAACGAATGGTCAACGCAGATATTAAAAGATTAGAGAACAGAGGTTAATATGTCAGGTAAACCGTTATGTATAGTTAGAGCACCATGCCAAACCCGTTCTGGATATGGTGATATGAGTAGAGACATTATCCGCCACATTATTGAATGGGATAAGTTTGATGTGAAAGTCCATAGTGTGCCGTGGGGTGATACTCCTATGAACGCTTTGGATGAAAATAATCCAAAGGACAAGATGATTTTGGATAGAATCGTTCGTAATGGACAACTCCCACAACCAAGCTTGTACGTCACCATCACTATCCCAACAGAGTTTGAACCATCGGGTAAATACAATATTGGTATCACCGCAGGTATTGAAACCTCGGTGGCATCGGCACAATGGGTACAAGCATGTAATAAGATGGACTTGGTACTGACCATCTCGGAGCACTCAAAGAACGTATTCCATTTTTCCAAGTACACACAGAAAGACCAAAATGGAAACACGATGGGTGAAATCAAAATAGAAAAACCATTAGAAGTTCTTCATAACTGCATAGACAATAATGTATTCAAGAAGTTAGAGTATGAATCGGATGTAGAAAAGTCTATACGGGAAGAACTTGCACAGATTCCAGAGAAGTTTTGTTATTTATTCGTTGGTCATTGGCTTCGTGGAGACTTTGGTGAGGATAGAAAGAATGTCTCGTTCCTTATCAAGATATTCCTAGAAACATTTAAGCAGCTTCCAGCAAAAGA